TTTGTGCTAGGGTATCTAACCCATCGAATCAAAACAATTCAGAGACCTCTTCTAAGTTACTCCAATACTTGGCAAAGCACAAGCATTGGTCACCCTTTGAAATGGCATCTGCTTGCTTAGAGATTGAAACAACACGAGACATCGCACGACAGATTCTGAGACACCGTAGTTTCAGTTTCCAAGAATTCTCACAGCGTTATGCTAATCCAGAGCAAGAGTTTGATGAGATGTTTGTTCGACGCGAGGCACGATTACAAGATACTAAGAATCGTCAGAACTCGATTGTCACTGACGACATTGAGATTCAACGTGAGTGGTATCGTATCCAAGGTCGTGTAATGTGGATGGCAGAGAGAGAATACAAAAACGCAATTAAGTTGGGAATCGCAAAGGAACAAGCAAGGGCATTGTTGCCAGAGGGACTTACAACATCCAGACTTTATATGAACGGCACTATCCGTTCGTGGATTCATTATATTGAGTTACGTGCCGCCAACGGCACACAGAAAGAACATATTGAAATAGCAAAAGCATGTGCAGAGGCAATCGCAAAGATTTATCCTCAAGCACTTGATCTGATATAATAAGGAAAATACATGGCGAAGAAACAGCATCTTGGGATCAAGATTGATCTGTCTAAAGATGAAGTCCTGTCTGATCAGGCACTCAAACTCTTAGTTGATTACTACTGTCGTGAAGATGAACCATCACCACAATACGCATTTGCAAGGGCGGCAGTAGCATACTCATATGGCGACTTGGAGTTGGCACAGCGTATCTACAATGCAGTAGCGAATGGATGGTTCATGTATGCGTCACCTGTCTTATCTAATGCACCATTGAAGAATGAAAAGGTCAAAGCATTGCCCATTTCGTGCTTCCTAACCTATGTGCCAGATTCGTTGGAAGGACTGATCGAGCACAGCGCAGAACTCCGTTGGTTGTCAGTCAAGGGCGGTGGTGTCGGTGGACACTGGAGCGACATTCGTGCAGTCTCAGACAAAGCACCCGGTCCGATGCCGTTTCTACACACGGTTGATGCAGATATGACTGCCTACCGTCAGGGTAGAACTCGTAAAGGTTCTTATGCGTCATACATTGACATTGACCATCCAGATGTGGTAGAGTTTATCAATATGAGAGTACCAACTGGTGATGTGAATCGTAAGTGTTTGAACCTACATCACGCAGTCAATATCAGCGATGCTTTCATGGAAGCAGTACAGCGCGACGACGATTGGAATCTAATCGATCCTAACGACAAGTCTGTTCGCGACACAATGAAGGCAAGAAAGTTGTGGGAACTGGTATTGGAAACTCGCTATCGTACTGGCGAACCATACCTCAACTTCATCGACACAGCGAATCTTGCGATGCCACAAACACAGAAAGATTTGGGTTTGAAGATTCGTGGATCAAACCTATGTAATGAGATTCACCTTGCAACGAACGACGAGCGTAGCGCAGTATGTTGCCTCTCAAGCGTGAATCTGGAGAAGTATGATGAATGGAAAGACACTACACTTATTGCTGATCTTGTCCAGTTTCTTGATAACGTCTTGCAGTTCTTCATTGACCACGCAGGGGACGAGATCAGTCGTGCAAGGTACAGCGCAAGTAGGGAAAGGAGTTTGGGTCTCGGTGCAATGGGATTCCACTCGTACCTCCAAAAACACAGAGTAGCATTTGAGTCAGAAGAAGCAAGGACAGTCAATGATACTATTTTCAAAGACATCCAAGACAAAGCAGTTGCGGAATCAATACGTCTCGGAAAAGAAAAGGGTGAAGCACCGGACATGGAAGGCACTGGTCGTCGCAACGCACATTTGCTTGCTATTGCTCCTAATGCTAACTCAAGTTTGATTGGTGGCACATCACCATCGATTGAACCTTGGAAAGCAAATGCATTCACCTCGCGTACACGCGCAGGTTCACATCTTTCAAAGAATAAGTATTTGGAAGAAGAATTAGAGAAGATCGGAAAGAATACTGAGCAAGTGTGGTCTTCTATTATCACCAATGGTGGTTCAGTACAGCATCTTGATTTCCTTGATGATCACCTCAAGGATGTATTCAAGACTGCAATCGAACTGAATCAAGATTGGGTCGTCTACCTCGCAGGATCGCGTCAGAAATATCTTTGCCAAGGGCAGAGTCTGAATGTGTTCTTCCCTGCGGGAGCGAGCAAAGGATACCTACATAAGGTACACTTTAATGCATGGAAGTATGGTTGTAAGGGCATGTACTATCTGCGTACAGAAACAAGCAATCGTGCTGAGAACGTGGCACAAAAAGTGGAGAGAGACCGTTTGGTTGAGTTCTCCGATACACAAAAACAATCAGAAGAAGAGTGCGTAGCATGTCAGGGGTAGAAATGGAAGTAACTGTTTATTCAAAGTCAGGATGTCCTTTTTGCGTTCAAGCAAAAGAGTGGTTGACAGGTCATGGGTTTACTTACACAGAGAACGTCTTAGATGATGAAGAACAGCGTATGGCATTTTACCAAAAAATAAATGGTAACAAAGAAGAAATTACACGTGGCACTGAACAGCGTCGAGTCAACTCAATGCCACAAATCTTTATCGATGATAAGCGTATCGGTGGGTACGACGACTTGATGTCAAAAGCAGATGATCTGTTGAAGAAAAAGTCTGGTGGACTCACAAAGTTCTCACAGACATACAAACCGTTTCACTATCCTTGGGCAGTCGAGATTACTACACGCCACGAGAAGGCACACTGGATCGAGGACGAGATTGATCTAGCAGAAGATGTGTCGGATTGGAAGGGCGGTAAGTTGTCCACAGTAGAGAAAGAATACATCACGAACATTCTGCGTCTGTTTACGCAGTCGGATGTCGCGGTAGGACAGAACTACTACGATCAGTTTATTCCTAAGTTCAAGAACAACGAAGTGCGTAATATGCTTGGTTCGTTTGCCGCACGAGAAGGTATTCATCAACGCGCATACGCACTGCTGAACGAGACACTTGGATTGCCAGAGTCAGAGTATCACAAGTTTCTTGAGTACACAGAGATGGTAGACAAGATTGAGTTCATCATGCAAGCAGACCCAAGCACACAGCGTGGATTGGGACATTGCCTTGCCAAGTCAGTCTTCAACGAAGGTGTTGCGTTGTTTTCATCGTTCGTGATGCTGTTGAACTTCCAACGCTTTGGCAAGATGAAGGGTATGGGTAAGGTTGTCGAGTGGTCGATTCGTGACGAGTCAATGCACGTTGAAGGCAACTCTAAACTGTTCCGTTCGTTCTGCAAAGAGCATCCGCGTATTGTTGACAACGAATTCAAGCGCGAGATTTATCTGATGGCAGAGAAAGCAGTTGAGTTAGAAGACAAGTTCATCGACTTGGCATACGAGATGGGCGACATTGAAGGACTCAGTAAGGAAGAAGTCAAGCAGTACATTCGGTATATCACTGATCGTCGTTTGCTTCAACTTGGACTGAAGTCTACATTCCATGTGCGTGAGAATCCACTGCCTTGGTTGGAATGGGTATTGAATGGTGCGGATCACACCAACTTCTTTGAGAATCGTGTTACAGAATATGAAGTCGCAGGTTTAACCGGAAGTTGGGATGATGCTTATGCGGCATGAAGTTAAATATAGAATTAACCGAAGCAGATCTTAAAAAACTGTATAAACTATATACTACTATCATAGAACCGTATTTACAAGGAAAAGCGATGCCAGAATCAATCTACGATCTCAACTGCGAACACTGTGGTAATGAGTGGCAGTTGTCCTATATATTAGAGGATGACTCAGATGAACCTCTCTACTGCCCATTTTGCGGGTGTGATGTAGACTTGTCGGATGTGGAGGATGAGTCATTTGACGATGACTTAGACTTTGACATTGACGAGTTGGATTTTGAAAACAATTGATTACGATAACCCTTGGATATACAAAGACGAACCCTTTACCTCAGAAGACATTGGAGAGAATATTGGGTTCGTCTATTTACTTACAGACCCGAATGGTAAGAAATATGTGGGCAAGAAACTATTCGTATCTAAGCGAAAGTTGCCGCCCTTAAAAGGAAAGACTCGCAGACGCACTAAGATTAGCGAGTCGGATTGGAAGACATACTATGGATCAAGTGAAGAAGTGCAAACCCTCGTTGAGTCCAATACTCACTTTCAAAGAGAGATACTCCACTTATGCAAGACTAAGGGTGAGTTATCATATATGGAACTCAAAGAGCAAGTCGAGCGAGAAGTTCTATTGCGCTCAGATTACTTTAATGGTATAATACAAGTCAAGATACATGCATCTCATGTGAGGAATCTAAAAGAAGATGATGAAGATTAGCGAATTTGAAAATGTTAGGAAGTATAAGTTTCTTGGCACTGACGAAAATACAAACGATGTACGATTAAGGGAGTTAGATGATCTGGCAAAGTATCTACCCGATTGGGGACTCAATGTTGAACTTGGTGTGTATAACGGTGTCACTATTGGTTGTTTGGCAACTGCTAGACCAGAGTTAGAGTTTCATGGTTTCGATTCTTTTGAGGGATTGCCCGAAGATTGGGACATGGGTCAAAAGAATGTAAAGGCAGAAGCATTTGATCGTCAAGGCGAATTACCAGAGGTTCCAGACAATGTTAAATTATATAAAGGATGGTTTAATGAAACCCTCCCTTCTTTCCTCACTGAGACACTTTCTCCCATTTCTTTTCTTCATGTGGACTGCGACATTTATAGTAGCACTGATTACTCACTGAACCTATTGAATGATCGAATTGTACCCGGCACAATCATTCGCTTTGATGAGTTGTCGTGTTGGCGATATGTATTCGGTGAAGCATCACCAAATGGTAAAGCAAACCGTGTGATGTACACCACATGGAAAGACCATGAGTGGAAAGCATTGAATGAGTGGTTAGAGAAGTATGATCGTAAGGTCGTACCAATCTCGCGTAACTGGTTTCAGGGAGCAACTGTAGTAGTAACGCAATGATCGTATCATATAAGCA